TGATTCAGGATCAGGCTCTGGCTCCGGTTCAGGCTCAGGCTCAGGGTCTGGCTCCGGTTCAGGCTCAGGCTCCGGTTCAGGTTCCGGTTCAGGTTCCGGTTCAGGCTCCGGTTCAGGTTCCGGTTCAGGCTCCGGTTCAGGCTCCGGTTCTGGCGTGGGTTCTTTCGCAGGAGGCGTGGGTTCTTTCACAGGAGGCGTGGGTTCTTTCGCGGCTTTCGGTGATTCTAAAGAAAAAACTCCCGGGTCATCCTCGCCTTCTTCTGGTATAACACTTAAATCTTTAACAGGTGTTTTACTAATAGCAGTTTTACTAACTGGTTTACCAGTATATTTACTTTCACCACCACCGTCACCTTCATCTTGAAAAGTATCATCACCTCCCAAACTTTCTTCTTCTTCTTCTGAATCATAAAAATCCGATAAATCAGAATCAATTAATCCTCCATCCGATTCATCTCCCATACTTAATACTTCCAACGCATCTTCTTTTTCAAACCCTTGTTGATCTCTTAAATTCATTAATTCTTCAATTGTTAATTCAACATCTCCCATTTTTTTATCTTCTACTAATTCTACTTTTTTTCCTGCTTTACATTTTTTCAAGTCATTACTATCTATAGATTCATTTATATCAGTTACTAAAATTAATATACTATTAATATAAGTTTCAATATATTTTATGTATTGAATATTATTAATATTTTTCACAATAACATTAAATATATTCTCAAATCCATAACCGATATCATCTATCTTTTGTTTCATAATTATTTCAAATCCGGGGTTATCTTTTATAGATACCTTTTTATTTTCAAATTGTTCAGCTTGTAAATGTATATTAGACTGCCAAATAGAAAACATTTCAGTGGCTTTTTCTTTACTTAATTGGTAATTATCCATTAATTTATCCAATATATCTGTCATCGAAAAGTTTTGTCTTTGTAATATTGTTATAAATGCGTTTATACTTGTCATTTCTTGAAATGATGACACTCTTTTATAGGTTAAATTTATTTCATTTTTACTTGAACCATCACCACCTTTATTGATGTTAACTATTGGAAAAACACATCCTATAAATTTTTTCAAATTAAATTTTTTATTATTTTTTATTGAGATAAAATAATCAATATTATTGATTTCCACATTCTCATCTAATAAACCATTGAAAGACGAGAATTCATATCCAATATCACTAGTGAAACTATTTATCTTAGAAATAATATATTTATTTATTCCATTTTTCAAAATTCTCTCTATTTCAAAAATAGAATCGGATATAGACATTCCTTTCATTGTCGATTTTAAAATATTTAATCGTATATCTATATTTCCATTTTCTAAAAATTCACAGTATATCTCATTTAATTCTCCTCTTTCTTTAATATAAAATCCAATTCTCTTTTTATTCGCAAGTATTTTTGATAATTTCATTATTTTTGTTTTTCTTTTATTGTAATCAATATATAATATTGGTAATTTTTTACCATTAGTTGCTATATTATTACCTGTATACAATCTATAAATGTTTACTGTACCCGAACCAGCATTAAATTTTATGAAAGGAACGGCTTCTGTTGTATGTATTATTTTAAAAATTGTTTCTAGAGGAACATTAATATTTTTTGTTGGGTGTAATGTTAAGTAAATATCACTTATTCCGGAATCTACTATATTAAGTTTATCTTTATGTAACAAATTTAATTTATTCAATAAGTAAATCTTTTCTTCCACCTTTCCTATTTTATCCATCCTTTCTTTATTTTCATCATTTATACCATTTCTTTTTTGTTTAATATCATCTATTGTTTTTACTTGATAGTTTAAAAACAAAGAATTAAAATATTTTTTTAATAAATAAATATTTGTTATTTTACTTTCTCTATAAAAATTTAATATATCGGTTGTTGTTGATAAATAAATACTATTATTTATTGGAGTACCATAATCAAATAATAATTTTTTATTTTGACTCATTATTGAAACTTGTTCATTTAATATGAACGAATCCATTTTATCAATTTGGAAAGGATTAGTAGCAAATGAATATTTTTTATTTAAAACCATATCTAACCCCATTGATTTTTTCAAAATTATATTATTAAAATCTATATTTCTCATATTTATGAAATCATTATAAGTGTAAAAATTTTTTATTTCACCAACGTAATTCAATAAATTAAATTTTTCAGTATCATGGACATTATTTTTATTTATATTTTTTAAAAATACTTCTAATATATCTTTTGTTAATTCTAGCATACCATCTTGCGTTAAATTATTGAAAATAACATTTGAATTAAGCTTTGTTTTAACCAATGTGAATAAATAAATTTCAGGTAAGCAAATATCTAAATCAGTGTATTTAACAAATTTCTCTTTGATTCTTAATATTGTATCATCTGCATATATCGATTCATTAATAAATGTATATCTTATATTTTCTGTTCTTATTTTTCCAAGTAATGTTCTATCTATAATATTCATATCGTCTGGTCCTAAATTCTGCAATATTAATTCCTCTTTATTTATTTGTTTTCCTAGAAAAATATAAATATGTTCTATTTGATTATTATTCCATAATATTATATTAAATATTTCCGACATATATATAAATATATTCTATATTATTTAATTATTAACCAAATGAAAATAATTGCTGCTTGTTGTAAAAATTTTGGTATAGGATTTAAAAATAAAATTCCTTGGCATATACCAGAAGAATTTAAATATTTTAAAAAATTAACAACTCATGGGGATAATCCAACAGTTATTATGGGTAGGAATACGTGGGAAAGTTTGCCAAAAAAACCGTTAGATAAAAGGAAAAATATAATTATAAGTAAAACGTTAAAACAAGAAGATGTTTCTGAATATAAAAATACATTTGTATCAGATAGTATATCGGGAATTCATTATTTAACTGAAAAAAAAGACCCCATTTGGATTATTGGCGGCGAAACAATATATAATAAAATGATTCTTTCCAATGAAGTAAATGAAATTTATTTAACTCAAATAAACAGAAATTATACTTGTGATACATTTTTTCCTAGTATTCCAATACAATTTAATCTCAAATACATTAGTCATAATCAATACAGTAAAGATATTCAATATACTTATCAAATTTGGGATAAAAGATATTTAGGAAACACTATGCGTTTTAATTATCCGCTTGATTTAAATAAAATATATTAGTAATATATAATGACCCTCGCATCCTTAGCCGCACTTATCGGAGGCCGTCGCCGCAAGCGCAGACGCAGCCGCAAAACCGCCAAGAAAACTGTCAAACGCAGACGCAAACGCCGCACTAAGAGAAGAAAGACCGCCAAGAAATCCAGACGCCGCCGCAGACGCAGACGCAAGTAAATTTATTAAATTTTATTAATTTATTTCATTAATAAAATTTTATATTTAATCATAAAATTTTATATTTAATCATAAAATTATATATTTAATCATAAAATTATAGATCAAAATAAGGACTGTCCGTAATTTTCATATCACAGTATGTTACTGGCTTTTCTTTGTAATCTACCGGTTCATATACATTTATTTCTTTCGCAGCACCTATTAAAAATTTAAAGTTTTGCCAAAACTCTGTTGTATGTCCAATCGACTTTGTAGCTATGTGTGCTAATTCATGTAATGCCACAAACATTAATGTATTTTCATCTATAAGTCTATTGCCTTTTTTTGTTTTTGTAGCACAAAAAGCTAGTTTTTCTCCTTTATTTTCAGAATAAGCTGTATATTTACTCGTAGGCAATATCTCTTCTACCTTTTTAGGATTAAATCTTGTAACTAAACGTTTTACATTTTCTCGTTCGGGATATTTTTCACCTAAATGTTTCACAACTTTTTTTAAATTTTGTGTAGTCTTTGCTAATAAATCAGCAACAAGTGTTAATTTATTTCTTTCCCTAACACAATATGAATTACCATCCACATTGGAAATAATACATTTCAACTGAAATAATGAAGACTCTCTGTATATTTTAAGTATGATAAGAATAATAAAAAATATTAATATGTATCCAAACATGTTCTGCGACATTAAAGCCATATATAAAAATATATATATTTAAATTCAATCACATTTTTTAAATATATATTTAGTTATTTGAGCCAATTTCTAAATCTCTCTTATTGTTATCGTGAGTGATAGTACTGTTGTTCCATGGACCTACATCAACTCTTGGGTTGGGAGGCTCACTTCTCAACTGTAAATTGGGATTCTTAAGGGTAGAACCAACAGTATTAATACCATTAAGGACACCAGCCTGGATAAAAGAAACATTCTGGACATCACCATCGCCCTGGGGGTTTAACTGTGAAAATTCACTGTTTGCGTCTTTTGGTAACAATTCGCGGGGGTCTGTAACATTCTGTCTAACACAGCTAGGGGGAAGTCCCTGCATATTAGTGTTCATACCACCAACTTCAGCGTTCGCGCTGTTTTCACCATGGGGTGAAGATGGGATGTACTCATTTGATGCAGCGCCACCAGCTTCATTAATCTCAGCGTATCCGTCTAAACTTCCAGCTTTGGATTTAGAGTATGTATATAAGAAATAACCACCAACTACTAATGCAACAATCATTAACAACTGATGCGATTTTAAGTTCTTAAAAAGTTTCATGGACTTTTTCATTATAAATTCTATTAATAAAATAATTTTAGTAAAATAATTTTTTTATACAATTATTTACAATATAGTATTATTCACTAAAGTTTTCTAAATCCTCAGCATCTGAACTTTCAATATCATCCAACAAATATTGTTTTTTTATTTTATTAGCATCCATATAAGCTTTTATTGCCTTTTTTTTTGCTTCTCTTGCTTTTAATAAAGCTGATTTATAAATTTCAGAATAAACATCTTTTGGCTTTTTCAATTCCATCGTTTCATTGTCCAATATTTCTAAATTAACTTCCTCTAAAATACTATTATGTTGTTTTTTCTCATTTTCTTCTAAATGATTTGATACTGTTGTATTATTTTCTTCAACTGAAAAATTTTTTTCAATGGATTTATTTTTTTTATTTTCTTGTGTTTCATTTATAATTTTAGATTCTTCTAATTTATTATTTTCAAAAAGTTTTCCAGATTGAATTAATTTATCTTGTTGTTCATTGTCACTTTCTTCGTTGTCACTTTCTTCATTATCACTTTCTTCATTATCACTTTCTTCATTATCACTTTCTTCGTTGTCACTTTCTTCGTTGTCACTTTCTTCGTTGTCACTTTCTTCGCTATTTCCATTACTGTTATCGTGTGCGCATTGATTTTCATCAAGCGTTTCATTTAAAGAATCATGTATATTTGTTAAATCTTGGGAAATATCGCTATTAACAGAATCCATTTCTATTTTTACTTTTTCTTCTAAATTCTTTAAGTTTTCTATATCTTTTCTTTTATTTGTCTTAATTAAACATTTACTAAATAACTTCTTATCATCAAATTTCATGATTTGTTTTAATTGTAAATCTAATTGAAAACTTGTACTGCTAAACTTTAACCCGGCTACTTCAAAAATACCAATAATATTTGTTTTTTCATCAATATCTTTTGACGATAAAATTTTTTCATTTTCATCCCATATTTGTAGTTCTAAATTGTTTAAAGACCTTTCTATTTTTGTTCTTATTAAATATTTTTTTGTTTTATATTGTCTTATGGATGAATTCCACCTTTCTTCTATATCTTCTATGTTTGGTTTCTCTGTAAACCATAATTCACCCTTTTGTAATATAATTTCTCTAATACGCTCTTCTATATTCTGTATAAAATTGATAAACTCTAAATGTCCTCTTTCAAATAACAAATCAGAATAAACTTTCTTTCCGGTTATATTAATGCCATTTTTTGTATAAATTTTAGGTGTTTGTACATATAAGTCGCCACTGTTAATTTTAATTTTAGCGTAATAACCACCACCCTGTACTGCTTTTGGTGTAAATAGTAATATATTTTCATAAGCTAACTTGTCCGTGTATTGATATATTTCTTCCATTAATTTAAACAAAGAAAATTATACTAAAATACTTACGAATTCAATGCGTATCTAAATAAAAAAAATTTTATTTTATTAAATTAACTAAATGACTTTTAAAGAAAAAATTATAGAAGAGTTAATTACTTTAATTAATAGGGATGATATAAAAAACGAAATAAAAGAAGTTATGCGTCCAGTTATCGATATGCTCTTAAAAGAGATTTACCCTTATATTTATCTTTCACTTATTTTCGTTGTAATTAGTTTTTTATTGATTTTAGGAATATTTTTAATACTAGTTAGAAGTAAGTTATTACTTAATCTCGTTAAACAAAAAAAAATATATACGTAATATATAATGGCTTATAAAGGTGGAAGTAAAAGTAAAAAAGGTGGTAGTTTAGCAGCTGTTGTAAAAGAAGCACTTGTTCCCCTTCTTTTACTCGGAACACAGCATAAACTTAAAAAGAAAGCGAAAAAAACAAAAAGAAAGCGCTTGAAGAAAAGAAAAACAAAAAAGAGAACAATGAAGAAATACCGCAAACGTCGCAGAAAAAGCCGTCGCAGAAAAAGCCGTCGCCGAAGGTAAATATTAAATTAAATAATATAAACGTATATCTATATATATATTTATATTATGAGTACGGAATATCAAGAAAAAATTAAACGTTGGGTTCAATGTGACAACGAAGTTATTTCTCTACGAAATCAAATGAAAGAATTACGAACTGAACGAACCCAATTAAAAGACCAAATATATAATTATGCCGAAACAAATAATATTGAACATGCTACAATACAATTACGAGATGGTAACCTTAAACTTCAGCAATTTAAACAAACATCTCCACTAACATTTAAATTTTTAAAAGACTGTCTAACCGATTGTTTACAAAATGAAGATTCCGTAAACGAAATTATAAAATTTATAAAAGAAAAACGTGAAGTAAAAACATATTATGACATAAAAAGAACATTTAGGTAACAAACTTAAAAATATTATTTTATATTATTTATCATAAGTTAATATAAAATGAGCGCAAACTTACTATACCAATTAAATAAACTTCAGAAACAAAGAGCAATTCGAAAAAAACAGGAATGGTTGGAAAAAAATCTTAAATATTCCGAAAATTCATCCGATGAGAATCTTAAATATAAAGATGTTATCACCGAGTATCTTTGTGATGTGACGATGCTCTTGGAAAAAAATAATTATCGAATAAGAGATAAAAAACAATTTAAAGATGATATAACATCATATATATACAACGAATCTAATTAAAATGGACGATGATTACAGTGAATCTAATCCTATTAAATATTTAAAGGAAAATTATGATATAGAAAATATTATGCATCATCCAAAAATAAAAAAAATACTAAAAGATGAACATAAAATGCGATTTTTAATAAATATGCGAAGAACAGTCGAAGACTTGAATCAAAAATACATTGATTTATATAGCTATTCAGGGATATTTAAAAATGATTTTTTAAATAGTAATTGGGAAAGAGCTTATGATATTATTTATTCAAATATTATTATATCGTATGATATCAATATTATTTATGATAATGCTGATAGAATTATCAATATTTTAGAAAAATAATTATTTAAAATAACATCACTATCTATTATATATGGATTTAAAAGATTATGTTTGTTATAAAAAAAAAGATAAAATCTACAGTTTAGGTGTCGAAATAAATAGTTCTTTAGCAAATGATATGAACTGTTTAAATTACACAGAAAATAAAAATTCAAATACTAATAAAGGTGATAAACTTTTTAGATATAATTTAGGTATTCCTCTACCACTTTACTTAATTCAAAATGAAGGAAAGAAAATAGAAAAATTTTTTAATGATGAAAATATAGATAAAAAAACTAAGATTAAAGATAAAAAATGTATAGGTAAAAGCCTTTTCGATGATTTATTTGATTTACAGAAATATACGAGAAAAATCCCTAAAACGCGAAAAAGAAAAAGAAAAGGGAAAAAGAAAACAAGGAAAAAAAGTTTTTTTTAATTAATTAATTAATTATAAAAATTATTAAATAGTATTTAATAATTTCTATTATAATGATTGATTGTATTGAATTAGAAGAGATTATTGAGCACTGGTATCATTTAAATAGGATACCAAAACCAATATGTTCAGCAGAAAGTGTTATAACATATAAAAGTATGATTGTTTTTTCTAAAAAGGATTTATTAAAAAAAATGAAAAGATTCTTTCAAAATCTAAGTGTTCAAGATATTGTAATTACGGATACACCTGAAAATACACATAAAAAACAGATTAAAATTCTCTCCAAACTTTAAAATGAACTCCATTTCGCAGAATTAAAAGGCTTCTTAACAATCTTATGAATATTTCTTTTATAGAAATCTAATTTTTTATTTTCTTTCGACATTGGGACTGATGGTAATGTAGTTGAATCCATCTCGCGTCTTTCTACATCACTGGGTTTATTCTTAGATGCAAAACAGTTCACACCGAATCTAGCATTTTTATTGGCTATATATCCGCCATTAATTCCAGGTCTTCCGCAGTTATTTTTTGTAGTAGGATCATTTTTTAATTTATTATATGTTTTTTTCTGTGTTGGGTATAAAGCCATTTGATCTTTTGACCACCCATAACTACACCATTCAGCTCCTTTTTCATAAGCAGATTCTAATTGTTCATATGAAGCCAGTTCACCATCATGGGCTTCACATATTACCTTAGCTTCACCATATGTGTATATATTATCACCTATGTGAAACACTTCTTTCTTTTTAAGGTTATCTTCGAAACTTTTGTTTGGCGATACACCTAATTTTACCTGAGGATTATTTCCAAATAAATCACTAATAGATGCTTTAAAATCTATCTCAAAAAAGTATTGTAATGCGTTTACAAAAATTAAAAACAAAAATACAGCCCATAATAATAATTCAAACATTTTTACACCCGGTCCAGATTTTATAGTTTCTGGAATTTCATGAGTAACACCTAAATAATTAAATACAATAGCGTATACTATAATAACTGCTATTAAAACAGCAAAAATCATAGGATTATTTGCTTTTTCATACATATTATCATTCACATTTTTAAATAAATATTCAAATCCAGTTGATGGAGAAACTTCTAAACTCATCTATAAATTATTGTAATATTTTTTTACGATAGAAAAAGCAATATGCTTTGTTTGTTTTTAATTTTTCTACATTTTTTATTTCACTTACTGTTGTATCATTAAAATTATACCATTTTCCATTAGCATTCTTAACATAAGAATAATAATGCCCACCATTTACACCTCCCGCATGATTACATATGCCATATAAATCATAAATATATGTTTTACTATTATACCCTACTACATATTTTGATAAATTTAAATTTTCTATTGGAAAATCAATCACATCATCATTCTTAGTATTATCATTGGAAAATCGCTTTAATGTTATAATCAAAATATTTGGCAAATTCCAAAATAAAATTTGCTTTGTGGCTTCTTCTCTCTTATTGGTTGTTTCATTTAATATTTTTTCACTATCAGATAATTTTTCTTTAATTGTATATAAATCTAAACAATCAATTAATGTTTTATTTTCTTTATCTGGTAGGGGTATTTGTAAAGAAAAAAATGGCTCTGGAATTGTATTAGTATATTCGCTCTCTAAAGATTTAATCTGTGAAACATGTATTCCATAAAACATTTTTAACAGTTCTGAATATTCTTTACTATACATGTTTTTCATCATCATATAACAAGACTTTGCCAATTTATCTGTAGAATTTTCTATATTTCCTCTAATATTCATTTCTACTTCACGTTTAATTGATTCATGAAAAGATGTAAACAAAAAATTCATAAATTCTGTTAAATCATTTTGTGCCCATCCTGTAAAAATATCTCTATCTTTAACATTGGCTACTTTATGAATTGCTGATAAAAATCCTGATGGTTTTATAATACAATTTTCACTCCACATCAATTGTCTTAATTTATCCCATTCTATTAAAAGTAAACTCTCTGGTATTTTATTTAAACGTTTTTTATATGTTTCGTTACTTAAAAAATTATTTAATTCATATGTGTGTGACAAACATTGTATTGTTGAATTTATAAAACACGTATTTCCTAGATTTGCTAATCCCGTTAATCCTTTTCCCGAATATTCATTTATATTTTCTCTTACGGACATCATAATACTATAATATGTCAGTATTGTTTTAAATTAATTTTAATATCATTTATAATATTCAAAATTTTTTATTTAAATATAATGATAAATGAATATTATATGAATAATAATAACGTTGATAATATTTTTTCTGGCTCACTTGATATTTTTCAATCGCAAATTTATAGTTTAAATCATTTATATAATTTACATTATAGTTTAATGAATAATATTAATACTAATTTGATTAGTTTAATACACCATTATAATGATTATTACGGTGTAAATCCAAATAATGATGTAAATAATTCTCAAAATAATACAACTAACATAAATAGCAATATGACTCGAACTACACCTATATATCCTTTGGTTGGAACTACATGGAATTATGGGACTAATTTAAGATATAACAATACTTCTTATACTTCAAATTTTCCAAATATGCCGCCGCCGCCTCCTCCTCCTCCGCAACGCCAACAATATAATTCGACTTTTTTAAATTCTAGATATTCAAATACAAATTTATTTCCTCGAACACCGCTTTCAAGGAGACCAAATTACGCACCGCCACCGCCTCCGCCTCCTAGACCACCTCCCGGACCACCACCACAACCCGGACCACCTCCCGGACCACCACCACAACCTGGACCACCTCCTGGACCACCTCCCGGTCTGCCACCACCACCCGGCAGAATACCCGACGCAAGCTGGAGAAATAGGGGTAGAAGTTATTTAGATGTCGCTAGAAATAACAGAGAAAGACCTATTGTTTGGATCGGCACAGATTCTGACACAAGTAATAATACATTTTTTAGTGATATTTCTAGTAATAGATACTGGAACGACACATCTGGTAATTATTCTAATTTTAGGTCACGTGCTTTCAGACGAAGAAACAATCCACCATGGAGAAGAAGAAATGTTTCAGGTAGGGGGAGAAGACCACGGGGCAGATTTGTTCCTTTTTTTTGGGAAATGACTGGACCGTCAAATATGTCAGATTTATTAAATGAATCTTTATATGATTCCCAACCTAGAACTTCATTGACTAATACTTTATTCAATGCGAATACAAATAGTGATACATGGATAAATATACAAAATTCGAATGATACAATTAGAAATACAATATGTCCTATCACTCGAGAAAGATTTTCCCCAAATGATACAGTAACGCGTATTAATTATTGTGGTCATTTATTTAATAGAGAACCTCTTTTAGAATGGTTCAGGTATGATACAAGATGTCCCGTATGTAGATTTGATTTAAATAATAATACTGTAAATGATTTATCAACTAACAATTTATCAACTAACAATTTATCAACTAACAATTTAAATAACTTATTTAATACAAATACAGATTTTAGTAATATTTTAGACCCGTCTTATTCAATGCTTGATTTAAGTGGTGATATACATACTTTCTCTAATCAAATCGCTAGTAATATAATGAGTGTTCTAGGAAATATGGATATATCCTCTAATTTATTTGGAGCCTCTGCTGAATTAACATTTAATTTTCCCGATAATGATTCAAATGATAATTTATTTAATTTTAATCCAACAAATAATAATGTGGATGAAAATATGGATGAAAATATGGATGAAAATATGGATGAAAATATGGAAGAAGAAATTGTTGAAAATATTGTAGATGATATCTTAAATAATAATATTAATGAAGAAAAAACCGAAGATGAAGATTCTTTATTAGAAGAAAAAAATGTTGATTAATTTCCATACATATATAATCGCCACCTTGCTTTATAACCTCTGTATAAACGTTGTATTTTAACTGCCATTTCACCTCTATTAGTCATATATATATATTAAAATATATAATAAATATTATAAGTTTTCATTTAATTAAACTTATAATCCAAACATACCCGAAATAGTTCTCTGACCATTTTGTTGATTATCGTATACCCTTAATGTATCATCAAATATCAAATTTTTCACATGTTTATTTCTTTCTTTCATAATATAATCATGGCATTTTTTATCATCCTTATTCCATTTTCGTTTCAATGAATTTTCTTTTCTTTTAAATCTTTTCAACTCCTTTTTAAAATCTTTTAATTGTTCCAACACTAAAGCATATATTTGTGTAACAGGTTTCATTATTTGATTTGTTATATAAATTTTATAATCTGGTTTGATATTGTTCTCTCTAATATAGTTAGGATGTTCAATTTTATCACCCTGCAATTTTACCTTCTTTTTTGTTTTAATATATACGAATGGTATTCTACTACCCGTTGATGGTTTATTACCGGGGTCTCTCTTACCCATTCTATCTGCTAACACTTTATGAGCGATGCTCTGTGGATTTTTATAAAATTCCCGTAATGATTTTGTAATAATTAATTTTTCTAACGGTATTTTTTCATTGATAATATCCATCAAAAAGCTTTTTGTGAATTTAACTGCTTTTTCAATGTCTTGTTCTTTCATAATAATATCAATAATACCACCATAAATATCTTTCACAACCGGAGCATTATCTCTTCGTTTCAATACAATTCCCATTGATTTTCTTTTACATTTATTAATATCATGTTCATACAACATACCAACGTATCTTTTCTTTGATAAAAGTAAGAATGGATCAAATGTTTTTTCATACTCCAAATCATGAGGTGCTTTCAAATATTTTGTTGCCAATTCACCACACTCAATCGCTAAGTCTATAGTAATATCCAACGCTTTCTTTCCTTTTATTCTTGTTCCATCCAACTCTTCCGGACTAAACGTCATAAAACAACTGTCTGTATTCTTTACTATCAATGGAAACCCTGTATTAAAATTACCAGTATCCGTTTCAATATCATATACGAAATCATTTGTTTCAAATAAAAATTCTTTCTTTTTTATAATATTTGAATTTTTTCTTTGTTTATTTTTTGTAGCTGTCAATCTAATAATGTCAATCTTATCTTTTCTTGTATTGACAGATACATTAAATCCCAATGATTTCATTAAATAATATAACATTGCTGAACCTATTTTCCCTTTGTTATCTACTCGTATACATTTTGTTTTTTCATTCATACATTTCGAACCATCTGCCCAATAATATCCTGAAAAGTAAGCCATTTTTTCTTCATATGTACCATTCAAATATTCATTTGGGATAATTTTATACTTATTTTTATTATAACATATCGGTCTAAACATATCTACAAATTTCTTTAGCTCTCCGCAATTTGGTACTATTTTATAAACACCACTGCTATGTATTGTATCTATGATTTTAAATGTATTGTAAAAGATTTCTTCACATAATGACTGTAAAATTATACAATTTTCTATATTTTTTTGATTTAAAGCCCATGAATATTTTTTACCCGATGGACAATCATATGCTCCACACGAACCATCTCCATAAAAGAATCCATAAATAAATGCCTTTTTCTCCACCAATGATTTATTTCCAATATTTTCAATATAATTCATTACATCTGATAATGTTTTTGAACTGTTTTCAAATTTTGGATAATTATGACACAATTTCATACCTACTTCTGCTTTTTTCGGTTTAAGGATATTTAATTTTTCATCTAACAAACTATGGTCTTCCGTAACATCAACTACTCCCGTATGTGTTGTGATTCTATAAATCTTTTTCTTTGTTTTATGTCTTATAACACGAACGATATCACTCCATCCATTGGAAGTATATATTTGATATTTATCAACACCTTTTTGTTGTTTTTCTCTTCTATTTGTTTCAAATGCTTTAAATCCATCATATGATGACCACTCACACTGTTTATTTAAATTATCAATCTGTATAAATTCAATATTACCTGTACTTTTATTTTTCAACATTAATGGCGTATTTCCCAAAACACTATCGCCATATACTACTTTTGATTTACACTTTATCTTACCATATTTGGTATCACATATTTTATCACCATATATCCCTTCAATTATTTTTTTTCCATATATTAACAATTTGCGACCCGTTGCCGTGGTGGACGCAGCAATATCCATTTCGAAGAAACTACTTGTCTTTGCCCCTGTTTGACCATACAACGAATTCGCCGTAACCTTAAGACCAAGCTGTCTTTTATCAAATACATTTTTCATAAAATCATCATATGTGTCTCTCACATTTTCTATATCTTCTTCTTTTACTGTCCACGTCTCTTTTTCTCCAATTATTTTTGCTTTTCCATCTTTAACACTATACAAACCACTATATTCTTCACCGGTTTTCATAGTAATTGTTTTATATTTAATAAATTTTCTTGTTGCTTTTCTCCCCGCCAACAGCTCGTGTAAAACAGAAGGCATAATAGCCTTTTTATTATCTGGAAACTGCGCAAAACGGCATGTTTTTGTTCCCACTTTAATCTTTTCTTGCGCCTTCCCCGCACCTTTTCTTCGCCAAACATATCTATCATACGTAATATCAACATATCGATAACCTGGTAGCCCATCATATTTAAATTCTCCATTAGCATCTTTTACTCCGGTTATTTTTTCTTGATTTGTTTCTAAATCTATCTCAATATTACCATCTAAATCATATTCTTTTGTCCATACTTTACTATCATGTGAAATATTCTCACTAATCATAGAACTTGGATATAGTGAAGCATAATCCACAACCGCCACTGGGTTATCAATATATAAACCACAATGTGGTTTCAAACATATAGCCCCTTCATAACTCATATCATCTTTAACTACATCTAATACGGGCATCAATGTTTTCTTCTCAGAACACTTCTTCGCTATGAAACTAAGAAGTTTAATTCCTTGTCCTCTCATTACAATAAATTCAATTGGTACATAACAAATGCCAGCAATCTCCGACATACCTGTGAAAATATCATTTTTCTTCATTAGATTATGAACTAAGTTACAATCCTGAAAACAATATTTCGCAATGATAGCCCTTTCATCCGGTCCTTCATTGGTTAATCTAAAAATATCTTGCGGTGTAACATCATCCTTTGCCAAACACCAACGTGATTTTACGTTACCTAAATCCTGCGAAATATCACCTTTTACAGTAAATGTTCCACATATCGCATCTACATCAGATACTATGAACTTTTTACCTCCTCCATACATATCGCTTGAATGTCCTAATATTTCAAACTTAATATAATGCCCATTCTTCAAACCCATCAAATTTTTACTCCAAATTTTAGTTGTACTGTCATCTATTTTTTCAAACTTTTTATTCATATCCCCAATAAAATGTGATGCTACATTATCTAATTTATAAGACGGTAAATTTACTTCTCTTCTAAAATGATTATACAAATCTATTTGTATCCTTCCTTCCATCTTAATATACTTTAAATCATGTGTACCACTGGCTATTTTAATAGAAGAATCAATCACTCGCGATTCGTCTCCCAAAATGCGACCCAATTCCAAAAACTTTGCTTTACATTTCAACTCTTCAGCCCTCTCAATCATAAACTTATAATCAAAACCAAAAATATTATACCCTATCACAATGTCGGGGTCCTCTTTTTGTATCATTTTTGTCCACGCCAATAAAACTTCCTTTTCTGTATTATATGTTTCTATTTCACAATTAGGAATATCTGGACAATCACTACATGAATTTAAAACAATCATATGGTTTAAGTATTGATCATTTTCACCTAATCGCATAAAAGTAGAACCAATAAATGTTACTGTATCACCTTCTACTGCCGGAAAGTTTTCTATGGTAAAAATTTCTTCCATCATGTCAGCAATCAATGATGGTTCTTGTTTACTATTTAACAGATAAATTATATTATTTTGATAAAATTCTTTTTGTTTAAAATATAATTTCTTCTTTTTCTTTTTCTTTCCGAAAAAACTTTCTTCTTCTTCCATATCCATTTCTTCCAATTGTCTTTTTTGTATATCTTCAACTGTTTCTTGTTCCTTCTTCTTTTTTAAATAATACCATAACTTATTTTCAATAATATTTTCCATTAAATGCTCTAAAATAAATAACTTTGGTTTTTCTTTCTTAAGATATATTTTACTAATACCGTCTTTATTACCATAGTCAAATGCTGTATATACTAATTCTTTAAAGAGAACATCTTTATCTTGTGGCTTCATTTCGCGGATTTCACTCGCGTGTGTTGTCCAATAATTTACTATCTGACGACACAATTTCAAATATGTTTTCTTAGCCAGTGGAAAGTCACCATGACTTGATGACGCTTCAATATCAAAACTACATATCTTTAACGGTATCGGCGATTCTTTTTCACGCTCTGCCGTTATATCTTTGTAATCAATCCAATACTCATAATCACAACATGTTTCGCTACTTTCGTAATTAACACTAGATTCTGGGAAAGATATCCAACCTGATGGTGATATATCTTTAATGTGAAAGAACCTCAAAAGCGGTGGAAGTTTTGCTTCATACAAAATTGTTTTTTGATATCCACCCGGTGTTAATGAACGTTTCCTGAAGTCTTTATCTTTTGTATACCATAAACTTCTAACTTTACTAAACGTATTTGTATTTTTCATTACGATTTTAATAAACGTATGCTCCCTATGATCATCAAAACCATATAGTTTTTTTCTTTTTACCATTTTACATTTAATAATTGAATCTCTATAATAATATCCTAAGGTATTTCTTAGGTTTCTTTCAAATGTTTTAACATGTCCCGTTGACCAATTTACAGGCGTTTTCACATAAAAGAATGGTTGGAACTCTTGGATATTGACTGAAAATGTTTTTCCATCTTCGTTCATTCCAAACATTTGTATCACCGTTTCATTTTTGTCTTTTCCTTTTTTCCCTTGACTATCCTCACTGTCTTCCGATAAATCAGCGTTGTATATTCTAAAATCAAACAATTTTACGTATATTTTTTTTTCATCGTCATCCGACATATCTATTTAGATATAGTTAATTATTAATATTTTACATCTAATTTATTTTTTCAATTTTATTTTTAATTCAAATACTAAAAATAAAAGTAAATAAAATAGTTAAATATTGCGCTATATAAATCATATATATGGATCAGAGTGATTTTTCTTTTATGCGTTCAGGTTTTAATAATGTAATAGACCATGATGAGGAACAAAAACAACAGCAACAACTTGCTTCCACCCTTGTTCATTTTTCTGAAAATGCTCTATTAAATGCTGCTGTTTATATTAAACATGCCAAAAGAAACCAAATTACAAAAGAAGACTTAAAACGCTGTTTAATGTTAGAAGTATTTATTTTCACAAAACGTGATAATCTACAAGAAAAAATACAAGCAATTGTTGAAGAACTTTACGAAAATGAAAGCGATGATGAAGAAGAAATTGTTTTTGATGATGATGAAAATGTTATTGTTGATGAATTCCAAGAAAGTACATGTCAATGTGCTCTTTGTCAATGTATAAATAGCGTTTATATTAAATGGGAAAATTGGGAACCTGAAACACATGTTCAACATATTTTAAAGCGACATATTGAACAAATGTAATCCTTTCATTGCTAAATCTTGTTTTAACTTTTCTTTTTGTTTTGACGTTTCTATTGTGTTATTTTTAATTTTAAAATTTTCTGAACTATGGAAACGAGTAATACCGTAACCTAAATTTTCCAAAGAATTGTACTGTTTTTCTATTTCGTTTGTTTCTAACCACATTCGACCTTCATCTGAAAACGGATTAAAATCGGACATATTATATAAATAACAAATCTATTATTTATATAATTTTTATTTACTTTCAGTTTCTCTTTTGTAATTTACTTTTTTTCTTTTGTAATTTACTTTTTTTCTTATTACGTTTTGTTTGTATTCTTCTTTTCTTTCTCCTTTTCTTTCTTCTTTTCTTTGTTTTTTTCTTAACTATTTTTTCTGTTTTCTTATCTACTTGCGTTTTTAATGTAGCTTTTTCATTGAAAAATTTAACAAGCATATTAGCAATAGAATTTTCATCTCTCGGACCCTCATAATCTTTTAATTTTTTCCCCTGTGACAATACACGAATCGTTGGATATCCTCTTATTTCATTATCACACTGAACATTTGGTATTTCTTTTTCTTCTACGCGAGCTATCAAACCAGGACTTTTATAATTTTTAAATCTACCCATTAAACTATCTATAGTAGGTTCAAGTTGTTTACAATGACCACACCAGGGTGCTACAAAAAAAACAATAGCCTTTCTCTCACCTAATAATTTATTTAATATATTCATATTTTGATTATTTGCATTTATTATTTCCATAACTATATATATATATATGAAAATATTATCTGTTAAAATTTTAGCTATTATTTTTATGTTTGTTATAGGATTACTATTTACATTAACATATAAACATAATGATTTAGTAGAAGGCTTTACATTTAATGATAAATGTCCAAACCTACTTATTAAAAAAGGTAAAGAATTACATTTAGTAAATACAAAAAAAGCTATGATACCGGGTGTCAATCCTGTTAAATTTGATAGTTTAGAAGATTACGCACAATTCGTAGAATATCAGAAATACCTAAATATTAAATGTCCCGTACTTTATTACCAAGAAACATACGATTCTCAAAATAATAAAGGTTTTAGATTAATGTCTAACCCATTAGATTCCAAAGCTGGTCTTCCTAGTAATATTTCAAAAAACTATAATGTAACAAATTCAAATATACCCACATCCGGTATGTTTGAAGACAGCGATGACGTTAATCCTTTAGTTGATGCTTCAAGAGATAAAAAACCTTTCAATCAAGGTAATCATAATGGTATGGACACCGATGACCAAAACGTCGGTTTAAAGACTATTTTAGATAAAATGGATATGGATACAAATCCAATGAGTCGTTGGTGGAAAGGAGACGCCGCAACACAAGCCTCTATAAAACGCGGCGATTTTGTTGGAAGAACAAGAAACTTAAACGACCCTTTTAAAGATCAAAAAATATTAAATAAATCTTAATATAGTTTTACTTCTTAGAAAAATATTGTTTTTGTTAAGTATTTTAAATACATAACAAAATTATGCGGAAGCTTCTGAAACAACCTCGTTTTTAGGCTCCGATGCTGCGGGAGCTTGGGTGCGCTGAAACTTTTGGATACATTCCCATGTCTTTGCTGACTCTTCCATGCTAAATGCTCCTCTACGCTGTGCCATATTGAGCATTGCTACCATAACATTTAAAGCAATATTTTCGTCCTTAATCTCAATCTTAGAAATAGGAATTTGGTTTTGCTGGGACTGTGTTTGTTGGGGTTGGGTTTGTGTTGTATTTTCCATTATATTTTTTTTTAATAATTTTTATTTAAGTTAATATTTTTTATATCTTTATTTTACTTTTATTTTGTTTTTTTTTTATTATTTTTTTAATCGTCTTCCAATTTTTTAAAATAACTATGCTTTTTTACTTTATCAAAAATTTTTTCCCCTTGATGAAATCCGCTTTTTATAAAAGCATTCATTTTTTGCTTGGCTATTAAATTACCTTTATTTGTATCTTTATCTTCTATTAGCATTTTACAAAAATCTTTCTCCAAATTCATAGGCAACCCTGTATCATCTTTAAAAGAAAAAATTTCTTCGAATTGTTTTTTTTCTTTTTTATTTCTCACTATATTCATTTTTTTTTGAATAGACTCATACCAACTTGTAATATTACTAATCTTTTTTTTATTTTTTTTTTCAAATTTGGATTTAATTTTTTTAAATTCTTTATTTCTCCTTTCAAATAATTTATTTTCAGACGAACAATCTTT